TCCGTCGCCGCGCCGCCCGTACCGGCTCCCCACGACGCCTGGAAGTCGTATGCCGTGGACAGTGCCTGCACGGCGTAGCTCGTCGGCTGCCGCGGGCCGCTCCACACGCTCACGTTCGTCGGCGGGCCATCGAAGGAGCCCACCTGGTAGCGTACCGTGTAGGTGTTGTTCACTTCGCCCTGGAGAGGCGTCGCGTGGTTGCTGTTGTGCGCGAAGGACGTAACCCCCGGCTCCAGTGCCGCCAACTCCGTAGCCCCGATGAACACCTTACGCGGTAGCGTTGCGGCGAAGTCGTTGGGGTCTGTCCACGAAAGCGCAATCTGCTCGTTCGTGCCGCTTACCCTGCTCCACACGCCTTGCAAGTTTGTCGGAGCTACGGAAATGGACCCTACCTCAACACGGCGCTGCGCCACGCCCACCAGACCTTCCGCAGTCGTCGCGGTCAGTGTGACAATGTAGGAACCGAACGTCGCGTACAGGTGTGACGGGTTCGGGCCGGCGGCAGAATTGCCGTCGCCAAAATCCCACTCGAAGGTTGCCGGATCCGGGTGCTTTGCGCTGCCCTGGAACTCCACTTCCAGCTCACCCACGGAGCGATAGGTGAAGGAAACGTCCAGCGAAGCCTTTTCCTCCCAGCGTCGCAGCACTTCCTCGATGCCGTGGTTGCTGATGCGGTGCGGGGCGCCCGCGATGTAGTACGAAACCCGGTCCTGCCCCACCACGAACAGCGAGTCCTGCCACTTCGCCAGCGTCCCCTCCAGGATCCCCTGCGAGAACGCACGGCCCTGCGCACGCACGAAGGGCTGGTCCGCGTTGCCGGAGGGGTACCAGACTTCCGTGCTGGACTGTCCCAGGATCCAGAGCTGGTCCCCGACGGCGGCGATGCCCACGATCTTGTCCGGCTCCGACTCCATGCTGGAGAAGTCCAGCGGGTCGATTTCCGTCTCGCCGGGGCGGATCCAGTAGAAGCGTCGGGAGTCGCGCACCGCAGCAATGACGTAGCTGTTCAGCACGGCCAGATCGAGGATGGGTTGGTCGTCGGGCACTTCGACCGGCTGGAGCGTGTGCGTACCGCTGCCGCTCACCCCGCTGTAATACTGGAGCATGAGGCCGTCGGTGACGAACAGCAGTTCCTTGCCGGGGATCGCCACGCCGGCCAGCTTCGGCGTCGTCACGCCCGGCAGGGCGCCCGTGACCTGCGTGAGCACCCCGCCGGTGTAGCGGAACAGCTCCGTGCCGGAAACGACGAACAGGTCGCCGTCGAACACCCCATACTGGTGATACAGGGCGCGGATCGGGCCTGTGCCGACCACCAGGAAGTCCTCCGTGTCCGGGCGGGAGAGGAGCGCGACCTGCTCCGCACTGGTCGGGTTCTCCTCGAAGAACCTGTTGACCAGGCGAATCTCCGGCCCCTTGCCGTAGGGTCGGCTGTACGCCCCCACTCCCAACGGGATCGGCTGGCCCACCTACAGCTCCACGCTGCGGAACATGGTCCGCATTTCCATGGTCGTAGGCATGCGCTCCGACTGCTTGTAACGCCGCTTCAACCGGCCCAGCATGTCCTCGCGGCGCTCGATGATGGCGGGGTCGATTTCCTTCACCCCGAACCGCGGTGCGAGCCGGATGCACAGGCCAGCAATGAGCAGATCATCGAACTCCGGCGGCAGGGGCACGGAGTCGGTAGCCTGGAGCGTCCGCAGGCGCACCCAGGTGCCCAGGTCTGCCCTGTAGAGCCACCGGAACCCTGTCAGGGACGCCGGGGCGGCCCCCACGGCTGCTACAGGGCTTCCTGCGGCGTTCTCGATGAGCCGGTCGTTGCCGCTCAGTGTGACGGTGGACGCGGTGCTCCCCAGGTCCACGAACGCCATCCGGGCGCCGTCGCTGGGGTTCGGCGGAAAGAACAGGGTCCGCGGCGCCGACAACTTCGCCATGAGGCGCACGTTGGCCGGCGGGTACGCCCACGGCTCCGCGGACTCCGCGTTGTCGCCGGCAGGCGTGAGGGGGTGGCGGAGAGGACGCGCCGGATTCCACGCCTGCGGAACGTACCAGTCGCGGTACTGTTCCCCCAGGTCCGTGCCCAGGAGGGCGCTGATGAAGTTGTTGAGGCGCGGCACGGCCTCCATCAGCTCCTCCGCAGTAGTCGTCTCGCCAACCGCCGTGAAGTTGCCCTCACGGAACGCCTGGACGACGATTTCGGAAACCAGCGTGCTCATGTCGGCCTACCCTTCGGCGTCAGTCAGGGCTTCCAGCTCCGTGATCGGCGCATCGTCAGGCACCTGCCGCCCCTGTGCACGGTGGTAGGCGATCAGGTCCAGACGGTACTGCTCCATCTCGTCCGCCGAAGCGTCCGTCTCACGCCGGCGCGGGGAGGACTGCTTGGCCTTCTTCTGGCGGCGCCCGCCCTTCTCGTCGGCCTCCGTCTTTGCGCCATGCTCGAACCAGCCCGACGGGATCGTATCCCCCTCGCTGAACACGCGCATCTCCCCTTCGGCGTTGTAGAACGCCTTGGGCCATTCCTTGTACTTGTAAGCCATCGGGGTACTCCCGCCGGGGTTGAAGGGTAAAGCGGCCCGGCCACTCCAAGGCAACCGGGCCGCTTCTCACAGGGCAAAGGTCAGAGCGGGTCCGGTTACGTCACCGGGTCGCCGCTGAACCGCGTACCCAGCTGGGGATCCATGGCCTTCGCGCCGTAGATCATGTCCCAGCGATGGATGTGCTTGCCCGTGTTGATGTCCGAACCCCTCCAGTACCGGATGCTGATGCCGGTGTCGGGATCGGTGGCGAAGCTGGACGTATCGCTCATCGGCGTCTCCAGCCGCGCCGAAACGAGCTGGATGGCCGTCTTGTGCCACGCCGCCCGCACCGGGATGACCATGTTCGGCGCACCCAGGAAGGTGAGCGCCGCGCCGTTGGCCGGAGCCTGCGCCACCGTGGCGAAGGCCGTGTTGGTGTCGGCTTCCGCGCCACCGGACCCCGGCACGATGATATGCGGGAAGATCTGGAGCGTGGCCGCGCCGGCGCCGCTCGCCGTCACATCCTCCGTCACGACGAACTGGCGCAGGTACGGCAGCGCCTCGCCGGAGCGGTTGTTGATGGCGTAGACGCCGGCGATGGTGAAGATTTCGCCGCGCTTCACCGTGGCGTTGGCGCCCAGCGTGGTGACGACCAGCGGCGAGCTGTCCAGATCCTTCACGATCCGGTAGTTCGAGTTCTGTCCGGCGCCGGAAATCGCGCCCGTGGTGGAGCTGCGGGTGCCGGTCATCACGCTCTTGATGTGCTGCGTGGCGTACCCGTCGATTTCCGACATGATGGGGACGCGGGCACGCTCCAGCGCCGTCTTGTTGACGCCCTGGATGTTGCCCGTCAGCAGCGCGCCCCGGATCGCCTCCGAATCGCCATACGACATGACGGCGGACAGGTCGGTGCCCGGCACGCTCTGCTCCATGAGCCGCGTGTGGACCCGCAGGAACTGCTGCGGCGTGCGCAGCGGCTCGCCCGGCGTCCCGACATGCGACGGGAAGCTGAGGAGCTGGTCGTGCAGGTACAGGTCAACGTCGTGCGCCAGCGTCGATGCCGCCGAACGCATCGTGGCGCTGCGCATCAGCGCGTTCCAGCTCTGCACGGCCTCCAGGTCCGAAACGCTGATGTGCACGTTCCGGTAGCGGTTCACCGCGATGTTCGTGGAGCCGGTGACGATGGCCTGCTCCGCCAGCGTCGGGCCATCCTTGGCGATGAACTGCGGGGGCCGCTTGACGTTGATGACCAGACCGTTCTGGTCCGTCACCTTGTTCTGGAACTGGCCGTCAACCAGCCGCCCCATCACCAGGTTGTTCTTGAGCAACATGAGCATGACGTTGGCATACTCAGTTGCGTTGAGAAACGCGTTTGCCATTTACAGGTTCTCCAGTGCGACTGCCTCGAACGCAGCAAAGTCGTCCGTATCGGCAGTTACCGTGTACCGGCCACCCTTGCCTCTTGGCCTCTCCGGCGGCGGAGGCGCTTTTGGTGTCCGTGGTTTCGCAGGAGCGTTTTCGGCGGGTGCCCCGGCTGCCTGGTCAGCCGAAAATCGTGCCTCCATCCTCCCGAAGTAGCGGGCCTGCTCCAGCGGCGGTGCGCTGTAGACCTGGGCCGCTTCCGCGGGATTGGAAGCCAGATGGTACATAATATCTGCACCGACGTCCGATTCCACAAGTAGCTCGCCCAGAGTCTGTGAAAGAGGCCACTGCCCCTTCTCCGCACCCACGACCACCTTTTCGTGGAAATCGTCGTACTTCTCAGCGCCGGTCTGTGCCTGCTGCTGGAACTTCTGCTGGGCCTGCCGCTGGCGAGCCGTGAGGGCTTCCTGCTGCCTGCGCTGCTTGTCCACCTGCTGCAACTCGCGCCAGCGGGCATCGGCCTCGAAGCGGGCCAGCGCCTTCACATACTTGGGATCCAGCTCCCCGAAGTCGAAATCGTCGGGGTTCGGCTCCGCCGGCTCGTCGTCATCGCCCTCCTCCGCCTCCGCTTCCTCCTCCACCGGCTGCCGGGCTTCCAGATCCCGCAGGCGCTTCTCCAGCGCCTCCGCGCGCTCCTCCGCCTCGCGGCGCTTGCGCGTCAGCTCGTTGATGCGGCCCTTGGTGGACTTCTTCGGCTTCGGCTGCTCCGGCTCCTCGTCCTCATCCTCGCCCTCATCCTCCCCACCCTCGTCAGCGTCATCCCCGCCGGCTTCGTCGTCGGC